TCCAACATCTTTGGTAATCAGATTCTTTGAAAAGTTGATATCCAAATCATTGTATTTTCTAGTTTGTATAAGCATAGTTTATTCCTATGTAACTGTATCCTCTGCTTGTGATGCTGCAATTGCTGCCGATTCTGCTGTTTCTTTTGCCAATGCTTCGACTTCGATTGCAACATTTTTTACAATCATTTCAGTCATTTTAGCTGTGGATGTTGCAATTCCAGCTGAATTACTGAATATCGGGGTTGGTGGTGCTGGGCTTGGGATTGGAACCTGAGTATACAGTAATGATGAAACGTTTCCCCCCTTTCCAGGATTAACAATAACATTTCCATCCGAAAGAACAGATCCCTTTACATACAAGTCCCCTGTTATCGTTACATCTGAATCTATAGTGGTATATTCCGTATCAATCTTCAAAGATTCAGTGGATTCAACCACTTTACTATTACTGACTTCCTTGATCTTACCATCTACATTGATATTTAGATCACCCTCTATGTGAATATTTTTGTCGTCTAACGTTAATTCGTAATTCTTACCCTTGATTTTCACCACCTGTCCACCATCAGGATATATCTCATAAAAAGAACCAGATCGATGTCTGACCGATATCCGTTCTGCACCCCTAGTATCATCCACCTCAACCACATGACCAGATTCACTTTCAGTCACCTTATTGTAGGGATATGCAGCTGCATACTTGGTTTCTGGTTCCGATACTAATGGTAATACAAGAGAACTTTTTGTCCGAGAATTAGTACCCAACAACGTACCTGATTTCTCACCCACAGCAAGTTTGTGAGTATTCACCTCACCTTCTTCCCTTTCCGTAACCAATAAGGGTTTCGATGGTTTTGCTGCATTAGTTTCTGGATCATTGAATCCCTTACTTGGTACATTCTCAGTCACCATTCCAGAATCTATCTGATGAGTCATGACTGGTTCTTGTGCATTCTTCCCATCCCGAAAGAATCCCATCACCCAAGTACCCTCTCTGGGTCCTGTTGGAGTACTATTTGGTTCTGAAGTTATCGGAGTTGCAGGATATGCCCATGGCAAATCATTTGTGGGTATCTTATTCTTATTCTCTGTGTGAAACCCAAGAATCCGTACTCTACATCTACCTATCTTCAATGGGTCTAACCTATCTTCGACTACACCTTGCCACCAGATGTACTCGAATCCCATGAAATTTTGTGTATTTTCCATATTACAATAACTCTTTCCTTAATGGAGTAAAATAAGAATCCTTAACAAGTTCCAAAATAGTTTCGTGGAACTCCTTGACAAATCTATTCCTCACACCCAACACCATATAATTCCCAGAATACAATTTATCCTCTGTTACCTTACCATCATCACTCGCAGCTGTGTTTGGGTATTCAAAATAAATTAGATCACCAGATCTTCTGAGGGGGTCTCCTGGAACAGTAAGTATTAACTTATAGGTATTCAACTGTTGTAATTGTGAAACCCTAGATTGTATAGAACGTTCATGATGTGATGTGTTTCTATTGGGAATTCTAATCCCCCCGTACAATTGGTAATGTGAAGGTATCATCATTCTATAGCTATTATATTTCTCCGTAAAATCATCAACTGTCTCACTCTGCAACATAGTGGATTGTTGAGTCCCAGAAGTCACATTGGAATTAGTGTTTTCTTCCAAATGGATATAATCATCATAAGTTTCCTTATAATCAAAATCATATTCCTTATATGATCTTCTAACTATATCATGTGTGATCAACTTACTACCATACATCCCCAATGATAAATTCTGCAATACATTAAATGTTCTATCTACCTTGTAATCACTTGCGTTTCTAAATGCCTCTGGATTGATCTGTGCTGGATTTTCAGATACATTTTTCATCTGATATGTATAATGCATTTTAGTGCCTTCTGGATATAAATCCTTATCCATTCTAACCTCATCAATCAAACCCTCAAGTGAAACAAAATTGAATCCCTCGAGCGTTTCAAAAAAGAAATAATTAGCACCATTATATGTCTCTGAAATACCTCTAGACGACAACCAATTCATACTATAAAACGGACTCCAATTGGGTATAATCACATCATGTATGTTCCTAGTTTCCTCAACTACAAGTGGTTTTTCGGAATCAACATAATCTTCGTATATAGTCTGCACTATATTGGATATATTTTTACCCATATAACTTTGACTTATTTTTGTCTGTGAATTGGTTATGGTTTCCTCAGAAACAAAATTTATCACATAACCAGCCACTTGTTCTCCCACAGGAGTATATTGTGAAATATTATATACCCTGAAATCCTTTTCCACAGGAACAGAAGCCTCTATAGTGGGATTATCAAAAATAAGAGTTATTGTTTCATATCCAACGATAGGATAATCCACAAGTATATTATTGGTATCCGATATTGCAATATTCCCAGTTAATGTATGCTTGAATACACTCTCATAGATATTAATTTCCTCCATTATCTCCTTTATGGATAACCTATTATTGAATGGAGAAGAAAGAAATATATCATGTAATAAAAAATCACCTGGAATAATTGTATTACTTGGATTTGTTGTTAATTTTGCCATTACCTGTTTATTTCGGTTTTAAGTTCTGCATCGAATTTATCTGCAAACCCAGACATTAAGACATTTATTCTTCGTTTTTTCTCGTTTTCAGATTCCTCATAGTATCTATTACTTATAGTACTTGCACTACCTGTCCTATCTATTATATTTGAATCAGAATCTTCATAATGGTGAGGTGCATCAGTATGATTGGAAACACTTATTATCTTTCCTACTGCACCACTATCTGCACCCTTGATATAATTATCAACAACAAATGTTCCACTAGTAGTTGTAACTTGAGTAAGAGTCGTATCCAATTCAGATATAACACCAGTAACACCAGTTCTGCCTGTAGATCCGTATTCCTGTACAGTTTCCCCCACAAGAAAAAATCTTTCCCCTCCCACATCGGAACCATCTACCAAATCGGAATCGACATTATGATACAGAATAGTACCACTACCAGTAGCTTCCCATGTCGTGGGAGTCGTACCAGTTGCCTTAAACGTATGACCTGCACTTGGGGATGCACTTGCACCAACATTACTGAAATCATCCGTACCATAAACTGTATACATCGTATACGTTTCATCAACAATCAAACTATCTGTTCCACCATCATTATTTAAAGTATAATCAACTTCACCGACAGATGGATTGGCAGGAAATATCAATCCAAAATCACTATATGTTGTAGTAGTATAATGTGTAGTTGGAAATACTATTGTCTTACCTGGATACTTAGATTCAACGAATTTATCAAGTTGTTCTTGTGATAATATCCAATCGTAATATGGATCTTCGATATTATTGATCATCATCAATATCCAATGCCTGTCTGATACATCGTATTCCTCGAAAGAAACCACTTCTGGTCTTTCATGTGCATTCAATATTCTCTCATAATAATTGGCTATAAAACTATTCAATGATTTCCTGACCCCAACTCTCCTGAAAACATCCGTAACAGTAGTGGTATTATCAGTGGTATCCATATTATAATCCATTGTTGGGAAATTTCTAAAATACATTATTATCTCCTATCTTAGATTCGTATTACTTGTGTGCCCCTCTGCCCCAAGACCACCATGCTGTCCAGCACTTCTTAGTGTTTCTTTAGTAACAAGATCAAGTTCTTTAAATGATAAATCGAGTTCAGTTACAATTGGTTCTCCACCAGGGAGGGATTGAAAACTACCCTCTGCCGTATAATTGACTTTAACACTATCCAATACACATCGACCTATTCTACTGAGATGTGCATTTGTTTGATATCTTCCCTTTACATTATGTAGGAAATGTATTTCCCATTCACTGGGATAAGTAAAAAATTTATTTCCATCTTCATATCCAGGACTAGATAGATACCTAAAAGTATCTACTATATTTTTCGTTATTGTCGATTCATCTGCGGATATAGGTATCATCTTGTGTTTAAAACTAAAATTCCTAAAATTGACACCTTTAAAATAATATTCCTCATGTGAATTCAGTGCAACACCCTTTTCTCGTCTAGTATCTCCAATGAGTCCACCAGTTCTTTCACTAACAACATCTTTAATTGCTCTACCAAGCATACTCAATCCCCATCCACCACCCGTACCGAATGCTCTATCAACACGGGATGCCCGTTTTGCCTCTTTGGCTTCATCGGCATTCCATTCCAATCCTATTTCATCGGAAATATCTTCTGGTAAGGGAAACACCATACTAATAATATGATTTGGAGTATTCACACCACCCCTTTTGTTACCATAACCGTAATATATCATACAATGTTCTAAGTTGGGGGATTTTCCCTCATTACTAGTACCAGGAGCGTATAATATACCATCCCCAAGTGTCTGATTTATGGTAGTGAATTTCTGCGGGCCATAATTATATAAACCTGCACCTGCACCAGTTTGTGCTTCTGCTCTGGCTTGTGTTTCGTTGCTCATATTACACACCCTCCTTGTTACTATTTATAAATAATTGTATGGCATACAAAGGGAAGTATATACCTACAAATCCACATAAGTATATAGGCAACCATAGAAATGTGACATACCGTTCACTGTGGGAACGTAGGTTCATGGTATACTGTGATACCACTGATAAAATTGTGAAATGGGCAAGTGAAGAAGTCACTATAAAGTACATCTCACCCCTAGACAAGAGATGGCACAAATACTATCCAGATTTCTATGTAGAATTGACCAACCAAAAGGGAATAACCAAACAATATTTGATAGAAATCAAACCGAAAAAACAACTCAAAAAACCGAAACAACCATCAAGAAAATCCAAATCCTTTATATGGGAATCAAGAGAGTATGTAAAAAATATGTCCAAGTGGGAAGCTGCAGAACGGTTCTGTAATCACAAAGGTTGGATATTCAAGGTATTGACAGAAGATCATCTGCTCTTATAAATATAGATATGAGAACTACAATACTCAATGACATCTATGAACGAGCAAGAACACTTGATCGTGATGTCCCCAGACAATGGTTCATACAACAAGCATCCAATTTGACCAAAGACCCAAGACAACTAATACAAGAAAATACACAGAATTTACAATCATCAGTTGATATAGGTAGACTATATCTCTATCTATATGATCCAAAAAACAAACGAAAACTTCCATACTACGATGTTGCACCCCTATCACTGATACTCGAAAAGGGAACAGAAGGATTTGTCGGAGTTAATTTCCACTACCTACCCCCACAGCTCAGACTTGGACTATTGGGTAGTGATCCACGAACAATCCTACGATCAAAAGAGGTGAAACCACTTATGCGAAACTACCTATATAGTAATGTGAAGAGCAGGTTCCTGAATATCCTACAAGAAGAATGGGATATGGTTTCTGCACTTCCAGTCGAGAGATTCCAAAAACAGAGTAAATCGTATGTATGGAATGAGACACTAGGAGAGATATAATGGCATTCAGTTCAAAAGATTTCATGGAATATATCCACAGTAACAATGGATTAGCAGAAGGATTTCGATACAGAGTTCATGTGGACGAATCTGGATCAAAAGCCAACACCATGTTGGGATTTATGTGTCAAGAAGCAGTAATCCCTGGAAAAGAAATTGAAGTCATGGATAAAGTGTATGGATATGGTTCTGTATATGCACTACCAAAAATGGAAAAATATGAAGATGTAAATCTTAAATTCAAATGTACTAATGGGAAAGTAAGGGGTGGTATGTGGGGATACCCTGAATGGACTTTCTTTTATGAATGGATGGAAGAAATAGTACATACATTAACAAACAAATATAACTATAAAGACGAATACCAAAGAGATACGTTTATAGAAACTCTGGATAAAAGGGGAGACATCATCCATATGGTTAAATTACCAGCTGCATACCCCACAAAAATAACTGATATGTCATTAGCAGCAGATCAAAAGGAGATGGAATTTGAAGTAACACTTACTTGTGATTTTGTATTACATAATCACCACGCGACAGATGGTGATTCCACCAAGACTATATCGGGAAATGATTATAATAATTTAAATTAGGAGATTGAATAAATTATGCCTTTACCAAAGTTAGCAGTACCGACTTATGAAATGGAATTACTCTCAACAGGAGATACTATAGAATACAGACCATTTTTGGTCAAAGAAGAAAAAATACTATTCATGGCACTTGAAGGTGGTGACAACACCGAAATGGGTAGAGCCATGAAACAAGTAATAAGTAATTGTGTCACCGACAAAATTAATATAGATGATCTACCCTTATTTGAACTAGAAAACATATTACTGAGAATTCGATCAAAATCAGTTGGTGATCAAGCAGATATTTCATATTCATGTCAAGAAATAATCGAAAATAATCCGTGTGGGAATAAGGTTGACTTATCAGTCGATCTAAACAAAGTAGAATTAGAGGAATCGGAAGACCACTCAAACGAAATATTCCTAACAGACAATATTGGTATCCTAATGAGATATCCAAAATTGGATTTGATGAACATGAGTATCAATCTAGACAATCAAGACACGGAAGATATGTTTAGGATTATAGAAAGTTGTATAGAGTGTATATTCGATGATGAAAACACATATGTCATGA